TCTGGAGCTTTTCAATCCGGTAACCGCGCGGTATCCCATGCGCGGAAAAAATTCCCCTATTAAATCAATCACGTTGCACTAGGAGAATCATCAAATGGCCGGAGTTAAGGGTAGAAGTGGCGGAAAGCGTCCGAATACTGGCGGCGCTCGTCCTGGTGCGGGGCGAAAGCCGAATCCGCCCATCGAGATGACGGTGATTGGCGCGCATGAAGATCCTAAAGCCTTCCTGTTCTCGGTCATGAACGACACTTCGATGGATGGCAAGGCGCGGCTGGATGCTGCCAAGGCGCTGATGCCCTACATCCACCCGCGTATTGGCGAGAGCGGCAAGAAGGAAGCCCGGCAAGCCGCTGCCGGGAAGGTAGCGAAGGGCAAGTTTTCTCCTGCTGCGGCACCGAAGCTGGTTGTAAACAACAAGTAGCCGTATGGATTGGGATACTTCCTGTCCTGATTGGGAGGGCAGGGTACGGCGGCGCGAGTCGCTGATACCGTTTTCGCCGCTGTTTCCGGTTGAGGCGGAAGACGCCATGCGCGTGTTCCGGGAACTGCGGATAGTCGATGCTCCAGGTTCTCCGGCAATGGCGGACGCCAGCCGGGAATGGATCACGGATTTCGTATCGCATGTATTCGGGTCGCTTAACCCTGAGATCGGGAAGCGGCTGATTACGGAATTTTTCTTGCTCATCAGCAAGAAGAATAGCAAGAGCACGACCGCCGCTGCCATCATGTTGACGGCGCTGATTCGGAACTGGCGGCAATCGGCCGAATACCTGATTCTCGCGCCCACGGTAGAGATTGCCAACAACTCCTTCTACCCGGCTCGTGACATGGTGCGGGCGGACGAAGAACTGTCCGCCTTGTTCATGGTGCAGGATCACATTCGCACCATTACGCACCGTGAGACCAATTCCACGCTCAAGGTGGTGGCGGCTGACAGCGAGACGGTCGGCGGCAAGAAGGCTACCGGCATCCTGATTGACGAACTCTGGCTCTTCGGCAAGCGGCCGAATGCCGAAAACATGCTGCGGGAAGCCTGTGGCGGGCTTGCCAGCAGGCCCGAGGGCTTTGTCATATACCTGAGCACCCAATCGGACGACGCGCCCGCTGGCGTCTTCCGGGACAAGCTCCTGTACGCCCGCAAGGTGCGGGACGGGCTGGTCAAGGATCGGCAATTCCTGCCGGTACTGTACGAATTTCCTGATGCGATGGTGAAGGCCGGTGAACACAAGCGGCCGGAGAACTTCTACATCACCAATCCGAATTTGGGCGCCTCGGTATCCGAAGAATTCCTGGTGCGCGAACTCGCCAAGGCCGAGGAAACCGGACAGGAAAGCCTGATCGGCTATCTGTCCAAGCACCTCAACATTGAGATTGGTCTTGCTCTCAAATCGGACAGGTGGGCGGGCGCGGAATTCTGGGAAAGTCAGGCGCGGCCCGACATCACCCTGGACGCCATCCTCGCCCGCTGCGACGTTATCGACATCGGGATTGATGGCGGCGGGCTGGATGACCTGCTTGGCCTGGCCGTGCTGGGGCGCGACGCCGCAACCGGCGAATGGCTGCATTGGGGCCACGCCTGGGCGCACCCCTCGGTCATGGAACGCAGGAAATCCGAGGCTGCGCGATTTGTCGACTTCGAGAAGGACGGCGATTTGACAATCGTGCGCGCCATGGGTGACGACATCGTGGGCGTGGTCGATATTTGCCGGCGCATTGAAGACGCCGGCCTGCTCGACAAGATCGGCGTCGACCCCTACGCAATCGGCGGCATCCTCGACGCACTAGAGGCCGCCGGCATCCCCAAGGACAAGATCATTGGCATTCCGCAGGGCTGGAAGATGGTCGGCGCGATCAAGACCGCTGAACGCAGGCTCGCCGAAGGCGGATTCATTCATGGAGGCTCAAAAATGATGGCGTGGTCAGTCGGAAACGCGAAGGTAGAGCCAAAGGGCAACGCCATTGCCATCACCAAGCAGGCGGCCGGGTACGCGAAGATTGATCCGCTCATGGCGCTGTTCAATGCCACGTCCCTGATGGCGCTCAATCCCGAATCGCAGTCAGTTGCCGGGGTGATTCTGCTATGAGCCTGATGGAGCGGCTGAAGGCCGCGTTTCGCCCGAAGGCCGAAGGCGAATCCCTCTCCATGCCCGACATCCGCAAGGGCACCGAACTATTTGAATGGCTCACCGGCGGCATGTCATCGGCCGGCGTGGCCGTCACCGAACAGACCGCCATGCGAGTGTCTGCGGTGTACGCCTGCGTCAACCTTGTCGGCGGCTCGATTGCCAGCCTTCCGCTTCCGGTTTATCGCCGGACACAGGACGGGCGCGAGCGCGCGGATCATGAAATATGGTGGATGCTGAACGAACAGCCGCACCCATGCTGGGGCGCGGGCACCTTCTGGGAATACCTGACGGCATCCAAGCTGCTGCTTGGCGATGCCTATGCCCGCATCCTGCGCGCATCGAGACTGTCGGATCGCATCGTCGGGTTCGAGCCGCTGCACAAATCGCGCATCACCACGCAAAAGCTGAATGGGCGCCTTGTTTACTTCTATCAGGAAGACGACGGCGGCGTCATCGGCATAGACCAGGACGACATGCTGCACATTCCCGGCCCCGGCTTCGATGGCCTTGCCGGCATGAGCCAGATTCGTCACGCCTTGCGCAACTCGGCGGGCGTGGCCCTGGCTGCGGACGAGTTTTCCGCCTCCTTCTTCAAGAATGGCGCCCGGCCCGACTTCGCGCTTGAAGTGCCCGGCAAAGTGACGCCGGAACAGCAGGACATGATCCGCAATACGTGGAAGGATCGGCATGGCGGCGTGGAAAACGCCCACCTTCCCGCGCTCATGGTGGGCGGGGCGAAGGTTCACGAACTGACCATGAACGCCGAGGACGCGCAGCTACTCGATACCCGCCGATTCCAGGTCGAAGACATCGCCCGCGTGTTCGGTGTGCCGCCGCACATGATCGGGCATACCGACAAGACGACGAGCTGGGGCAGCGGCGTCGAACAGATGAGCATCGGCTTCGTCAAATACACCCTGCAGCGGCATCTTGTGAAATTCGAGCAGGAAATCAACCGCAAGGTATGGCCGAACCGGGAACGGTACTACGTCGAATTCAACACGGCTGGACTGGAACGCGGCGACTACAAGAGCCGCAACGAAGGCTACCGCATCGCCGCCGGCCGCGCTGGCGAACCTGGCTGGATGACCATCAACGAAATCCGCAGGCTGGAAAACCTGCCGCCGATAGACGGTGGTGATGACCTGCTGAAGCCGGAAGCGCCGGCAGACCCGGAAAAAGACCCGCAGGTACTGTCCAGCAAGATTCGCGCCGCCGCCAGCGTGCGTTCCGCAGAACTGCACAAGGAGGCCGTCGCCGCCGCGCCCGCGCCTGTTTACAACTTCGGCGCGCCGGAGATCAACATCAACGGCGGCGATACCCTGGTCGAACAGCCCAAGGTGCAAGTGGACGTGCATAACGACGTGCCCGCGCAAGAAGCGCCCGTGGTCAATGTCGCCGCCGCCGAGTCGCCCGTCATCAACGTTGCCGCGCCGAACGTGGACGCCCATTTCGAGGCGACGATTCCTGCGCCTGTGGTGAGCGTCGCCGCGCCGAGCGTGAATATCGTCAATGACGTGCAGCCGGCCGAGATCAAGGAAGTCGCCATCACCAGCCTGCCTGATCGCGTCACCAGCGCAGAAGTGCAGCGCGACGCGCAAGGCAACATCATGCGCAGCACGCAGACCGAGAAGGACGCATAGGAGCCCGCCACCATGTCAATGTCAAACGCCAGCGAAACCGCACTGCTCAACCTGCTGTTCAACAACGCCGACTGGGCCAACGTCGGCGATGCCGCCGGGCTGCAGAACTCCGCCGCCGCCGGCAGCTTCTACGTCGCCCTGCACACCGCCGACCCCGGCGAGGCGGGCACTCAGGCCACCAGCGAAGCCACCTACACCGGATACGCCCGCGTCGCCGTTGCGCGCAGCGGCGCCGGCTGGACGGTCTCCGGCAACCAGGTCACGAACGCCGCCACGGTGCAGTTCGGCGAATGCACCGCCGGATCGGAGACCATCACCCACTTCAGCGTCGGGCTGGAGTCAGCGGGCGCCACCGCCATCCTCTACTCCGGCGCGCTGTCCGCCTCGCGCGCCGTCTCGTCCGGCATCACGCCGCTGTTCAACGCCGGCGCGCTGACGGGCACGGTCGACTGATGTGGAATACCGCTGCGCACACTGCGGGCGCGAGCTGGGGCCGATGGTCGAAGGCGAACCGGAACCGGCTTGTCCCGACCACCCGGACGGCGTCGTAGAGGTTTTCGACAATGCCGATACAGAGTCTTAGCGACCTGCAGGCCGCCTTCGACGAAGGCCGCTGTCACATGCAGCGCTTCTACAAGGCCGCCGGCACCGCGCACGGACTGCACTGGGCTGACCCGTCGTTCTCTGCCGGGCAGCCGCCTTACGACGCCCGCGTCGGCACCGCGCTGGAATTCACGCCCTGTGTCGCGCAGAAAAATGATGCGATCTACTTCCCCGGCGTGGCCAGCGGCCAGCACCGCCACCTGACCTCCGCCACCTTCCGGTCTTCGCAATCGACATTCAACGGCGCCGGCTCCATCGTCATATTCGACCTGCTCGGCTATTACCCCATGATCGACGGCGATTCCACCGACGAGCAGTTCATGGATAACACGCAGCCCCTGCCGCGCTACGCGGACGGGGAGGGCGTGCAACTGGTGCTGGTGAACCACATCGCTCCGGCCGTCGCCAGCGGCGTGGCCGTCATCAACTACACCGACACGAACGGGACCAGCAAGAGCGTCACGCAGAACGTCCCGCTTACCGGGCAGAACCTCGTCTGCTCCGGGGTGCGCGCCGCCGCCGCCGCCGACGTGGGGCCGCTCACCGTCGCGCTGGCCGAAGCCTCCGCCGGCATCCGCAGTCTGGATTCCATCACCTTCACCACGCCGCCCTCCGGCCTGATCTGCGCGTATCTGGTGCGCATCCTCGGCACATGCCTGACGGGCGACAACAACGTCGCCGTGGAAAAGGAGTTCTACAGCAAGGCCGGCTTCCATTGCCCGCGCGTGCTCGACGGCGCCTGGCTCGGCTGGTTCGACCGCATCGGCTCCGGCACCTCGCGCACCGTGAGCTGGTTCGGCAACTTCACTTTCGCCTGGGGATAATCATGGCCATCCAATCAATCGACCAGCTTGTCGCCGCCATCAGCGCCGGGAAGATCACGCGCTACGACTTCAACAAGATCACCGGCGGCAGCGCCTACACCGCCGGCCGCTGGTACGACTTTTCCATGCTCGGCGGCTCGCCCATCGCCAACGCCTGGGCCGGCACCGCGCTCGCCTGGAAAACCTGCGACGAAGCCACCGGCAATGGCACGCAGATATTCGGCATGCCGCACGGCGGCAACGTCTCGACCGACATCAAGCATCTGCTCAACATGAACGCCTGGAGCACCGCCGCCACCGGCGTCCCCGGCACGCTGATGCTGGTCGACCTGCAAGGCTACTGGCCCGGCATCAGCAACAACACCTCCAGCGCGCAGACCCTCACCGGCACGCCGAGCCTGCGCTATGCCAACGGCGCCGGCTGCCGCCTCTACTGGGTGCAGACCTCCGCCGCCGGCGCCACCGCGCAGAACATCGCCCTGAGCTACACCGACCAGTCCGCCAACACCGGCAACACCCTGCCCGTCACCGTCGCCATGACCGCCTCCGGCATCGCCGGGCACATCTCGCACTCCGGCGTCGCCGCGAACAACTACGGACCCTTCCTGCCGCTCGCCTCGGGCGACTCCGGCGTGCAGAACGTCGCCAGCGTGACCTTCAGCGCCGCGAACACCGGCACCGGCGCGCTGTGCCTCGCGCGGCCCATCGCGCAGATCACCCTGTCGGTGGCCGGACTCATGACGGAAAAGGACCTGCTCAACCAGATCCCGAGCCTGCCGCGCATCTACGACGGCGCCTGCCTCGTGTGGCTGTGGGGCGCCGGCGCCGCCACCGCCGCCTCGACCACCTTCGCCGGCGGGCTGGAAACCGTCTGGGGCTGACATGGCGCTCTACCCGAACGGCCGCTACATGACGATGGTGCGGGCGCGGCACTTCGGCGCCGCCCCCGGCCTCGACGTCTACGCGCGAGGCCTGGGCGACCGCCTGAACCGCTTTGTCGGCGCGGAGCATGCGGCCAATGCGTCCACGCCAGACGGCTATGGCATGCGGGCATTCTGCCCGCCGCTCACCGCCGGCAGCCTTTCCGCGCTGCGCCGCGTGGCCGACTTCGCGCCGACCGGCGACCTGCTCAAGGGCGGCCCGATGGAAGGCGACGGCACGCTGACGCTGTCGCAGACCGGCGGCCTGTCCGTCGTCGTGAGCATGACCGGCACCGCTGCGGTCGTCAGCGTGAGCGCCGACGGCATGGTGCTGCGCCTGACCATCGGCATGGACGGCACCGGAAGCTGGAGTCTCACCGGCACGCCGAACCTCGCAATGATCGTGCCATTCGGCGGCAGCGGCAGCTTCAGCTTCATCGGCGAGGCCGACTTGCGCGGGAAGCTGGCCATGATCGGCGAGTGGACGCCTTTTACCGAATTGTCGCCGGAGAATCTCGCTGCCGTCGTGGTCGATGCCCTCAACGCCACCACCATCCCGGTGGACGTGCAAAAGATCAACAGCGCCGCCGTGCTCGGCGACGGCACCAGCGGCAACCTCTGGCGCGGGGCGTAAGTGGCCGCCTTCGATCAAAACGCATTCAGCCAGTCGGCCTTCAGCATCGCCGCATTCGATTTCGGCGAGGAAGAGCCTGGCGCCGGAACGTCGCCGGTGCCCTGGGGCCGCGGCCCCACGCGCAAGCAAGTGCATGACCATCTTCGCCGCCGCGAAGAGGACGCCCTCTTCATGACGGGCATCATCTAGGAGAAACCATGAAACCGCTGCTGCAACTGCTCGCCGACAACCGTGGGCGCGGGTTCTTTCGCGCCGAGAAAACCGGCGCCGAGGAGGCCACGCTCTACGTCTACGACACCATCGTCTCCGACGACTACTTCGGCGGCGTCTCCGCGCTGGCCTTCGTCAAGGCGCTGGCGGGGATCGACGCGCCGACGATCCACCTGCGCATCAATTCCCCCGGCGGCGACGTGTTCGCCGCGCGGGCGATGGAGCAGGCCGTGCGCGAGCACGGCAGCCGCATAGTCGCCCACATCGACGGCTACGCCGCCAGCGCCGCCAGCTACCTGGCGCTCGCCGCTGATGAGGTGCAGATTGCCGAGGGCGGGTTCTACATGATCCATAAGGCGTGGACAGTGGCCTTCGGCAACGCCGACGACCTCATGGACATGGCCGCGCTGCTGGAAAAGGTCGACGGCTCACTGATTGCGACCTACGCGCGGGAAACCGGCCAGACGCCCGAGCAGATTGGCGAATGGATGTCCGCCGAGACCTGGTTCAACGCGGAAGAAGCCGTCGAGCATGGCTTTGCCGACAGCATTGCCGAAGCCGCGCCGAAGGCGAGTGCCGCATGGAACCTCGCCGCCTACGCCCATGCGCCGAAACAGGAAGACGTGCCGCCCGTTTCTGCCGGGCTGCAATTCACGAACACCGACCATCTGATGCGTCAGTTGAAGCTGGTCGCCACTACTTGAGCGTTCCCGCTCAAGCCTCAAGCCGCCTTCGGGCGGCTTTTTTTCGCTCTCGATAGGAGATCAAGCAATGACGAGCATCCAAGCCATGCGGGAACGCCGCAGCACCCGCGCCAAAGAACTGCACAAGCTGCTGAATGACAACCCCGGCGACAAGTGGAATAACGATTTCCAGGCCAAGTACGACGAAGGAATGGCCGAAATCGCCGATCTGGAAAACCAGATCAACCGCCATCAGGCGCTGCTGGACGAGATGGCCAAAGACGCCATGCAGCAAGGCGCTGCCGTAGCCGCCGAAAAGGCCGCTGTCGACAAGAAGTCGCCTTCTGCGATGCTCTTTGCCAAGTGGCTGCGCGGCGGCGACAACGCCCTGTCGGCTGAAGAATGGGCCGGCATCCGCGCCACCATGAGCACCACCACCCCGTCCGAAGGCGGCTACTCGGTGCAATCCGATGTCGCCAAGACGCTGATCGAGTCACTGAAAGCGTTCGGCGGCATGCGCGAAGCCTCCACCGTCATTCAGACGGAAATGGGCAACCCGCTGTCGTTCCCGACAACGGACGGCACCTCGGAGACCGGCGAGCTGATCGCGGAGAACACCACCGCGACGGGGGCTGATCCGACCTTCGGCACCGTGTCCGTGAATGCGTACAAGTTCTCGTCCAAGATCGTTGCCGTGCCGTTCGAGTTGATTCAGGACTCGCAGGTCGACATCGAGGCTTTCATCCGGGCGCGTCTTGTCGAGCGCCTTGGCCGCGCCACCAACACCTACTTCACCACCGGCACGGGTACCGCCCAGCCGCGCGGCGTGGTAACGGGCGCGTCCTCGGGCAAGGTCGGCACCACCGGCCAGACGGCCACAGTCATCTTTGAAGACCTGATCGACCTGATCCATTCGGTCGACCCGGCCTACCGTGGCTCCGGCCGCTGCCGTTTCATGATGAATGATGCCTCGCTGAAGGTCATCCGCAAGCTGAAGGACAGCCAGAACCGGCCTGTCTTCCTGCCCGGATACGACGGCCTCGGCGGCGCCATGCCCGACAGCCTGCTCGGCTACGGCATCACCATCAACCAGGACGTTGCCACGATGAGCGCGAACGCCAAGTCGATCCTGTTTGGCGACTTCTCCAAGTACATCATCCGCGACGTGATGTCCGCCACGCTCTTCCGCTTCAGCGATTCCGCTTACGCTAAGCTCGGCCAGATCGGTTTCCTGATGTGGATGCGCAGCGGCGGCAACCTGGTCAATACGGCGGCAGTCAAGTATTACGCCAACAGCGCGACCTGATCCAGCCAGAAGCAAAAACACCGCCCGGTCAGAAGCCGGGCGGTATTTTTAGGAGATCGAAATGGCAAGACAGAAAAGCGAAGCCGGCAAGGAAGCCGTCGAAGTGCGCATCCTGTGCGACCACTGGCGCGAAGGCGTGCTGCTGCAATGCAATACCGTATTTGAATGCGATGCCCAAACGGCAAAGGAACTTGTCCGTGATGGCCTCGCCGATGACAACGCGGATGCCGTGAAAGCGGCGCGCGCCTGAGATGGGCCTGTCGCTCGCCACCGCGCCGGCAACGGAGCCGGTAACGCTATCGGAAGCGAAACTGCACTTGCGCGTTGACGTAAGCGATGATGACACGCTGATTACCGCGCTCATCATTGCCGCGCGCCGCATGGCGGAGCAGCACACCGGGCGGGCGCTCGTCACGCAGGAGTGGGTCTATACCCTGGACGCCTTCCCCGTCGCCGAAATCATCCTTCCGCTGCCGCAACTGGTGAGCGTGGACGTCGTCAATTACATCGATGAAAACGGCGCGGATCAAGTGCTTGCCGGCACCGAATACGACGTTTTCAAGAGCGGCATTCTCGGCATGATTGCCCCGGCCTATGACAAGACCTGGCCGGCGACGCGGGACAACGCGGAAGCCGTCGCTATCGAATTCACCTGTGGTTTCGGCAATGCCGCCGCCGTGCCGCAGGAAATCAAGCAATGGATGCTGCTGCAAATCGGGCACTGGTATTCATGCCGTGAAGCGGTTGCGCAGGGTAATTTCGCCAAGCTGGAATTTGTCGACTCGCTCATCGAGCCGTACCGCGTGAACCTGATCTGACATGCAAGCCGGACGCCTCAACCAGCGCATCACCATCCAGCAGCTCGCCGCCGGGCAGGACGCCATCGGCCAGCCGGTGCAGACATGGAGCGCGGTGGCGACGCTGTGGGCGAACATCCGCTACAACACCGGGGCGGAATCCATCAAGGGCGATGCCGACGTGTCTGTTGCCAAGGCCAGCATCCGCATCCGTCGCAGAACGGATGTCACGGCGGGCATGCGCGTACTGCACGGTTCTACCGCCTTCGACATCAAGGCGGTGCTGCCGGACGAAACCCGCAAGACGCACGTTGACCTTGTGTGCGAGGTGGTGAAGTGAGCCGAGGGAAAAACACCATAGGCCTACGCGCGCCGGAAAAGTCGATAGCCGATTTCCGCCGCATGCTCGACGCCCTCGCCACCGATGTAGAAGCGGCCGTTCGGCCGGCGGCGCAGGCCGGTGCCCAGGTGCTCTATGACGCCGTGAAACTGAATGTTTCGCGCATCGGCGTCGTCTCCGGCAATCTGTCCAGGAGCATCTATCAGGTCTATTCCAAGGACAAGAGCGGGAAGGGATTTGCCACCTATCACGTCAGTTGGAATCACATCAAGGCGCCGCATGGGCATCTTGTCGAGTACGGGCATGTGCAGCGTTATCAGACGTACAAGGGCAAGGATGGAAAGTGGCGCACGAACAAGAAAAAGCCGCTCGCCCAGCCGCGCCATGTCGCCGCCCGTCCGTTTGTCCGTCCGGCGATGGCCAAGTTTCCCGATGCTGTTGCCGCGATGGAAACCGAACTGATGCGCTACCTGAATGAAGGGCCGATTAAGGCGCGGGGGTATGTATGACGGTCGAAGCGGACATCTTCGACGCCCTGAAGGCGCTGGTGGGAAACCGCGTCTTTCCCGACGTGGCGCCGTGGGGGACCGCGCGCCCCTATATCACCTACCAGCAGGTCGGCGGGCGCGTCATCAGGCCGATTGACCGCGCCGTACCGGACAAGCAGAACGGACTATTTCAAGTGAATTGCTGGGCCGACACGCGCATGGCCGCCGCCGCGCTTGCCCTGCAAGTTGAATCTGCCCTCACCACATCGACGGCCTTCGCCTGCAAGCCGGAAGGTGCGCCGATAGCGAACCACGAACCCGACCTGGACAGGTACGGGACGATGCAGGACTTTTCAATCTGGTCTAGCCGCTAGGCCGGGCTGAGAGCAAGCAACCGCCTTCGGGCGGTTTTTTTTTCGCCCGCCGCAAGCGGGTTTTTTTCTTTAGGAGACCCGCAATGAGCTACTTCTTCCCCGAAGGCTCCAAGTTTTACTTTTCCACCACGTTTGCCAGCGCCAAGACCATCACGGCGCTGACGAATGCCGATCCGGCCGTCGCCACCTCTGTTGCCCACGGCTATTCCGACCTGGACGAAATCCTGTTGTCGTCCGGCTGGGAAGACGCCACCGATACCGTGTTTCAGGTCGATCAACTGACCGCCGACACGTTCGAGATCGAAGGGCTGAATTCCGTCGATACCAACTTTTACGCCGCGGGCACCGGCACCGGCACGGCGCAGAAGATCAGCGGGTGGACGGAGATACCGCAGGTATTGACCATCGCCACGCAGGGCGGCGATGCGCGCTTCACCACGATCTCCCCGATTGCCCGGCGCAACAGCATCAACGTCCCGACCGGCTTCAACCCGACCAGCATCTCGCTGACGCTCGGCCATGACCCGGCCAACGCCAACTACAAAACCATGTTGGGCATCAGCCGCGCTTTGACCAAGGTGGCTTTCAAGATGGTTCTGTCCGGCGGCTCTGTCACCTACGGCTATGGCTACATGAGCGTGTCCGAAGCGCCGAGCCTGAACGTCAACCAGGCCAACACGGTTTCGGCGGCGATCTCGCTGCTCGGCCGCGCCATCAGCTACGAAGCGTAAGCGTTCAAGCGGGCCGGCTAGGGCAACGCCCGAAATGCGCGCTCCTCGTTCGCGCCGCCGGCCCGCCCCTTCAAGCGAGGAATCAAAAGCGAGGAATCCATCAATGGCAACCATCAAGCTCGGCCAACGGCCGAAGACGTTCAAGCCTATTGTCGTCACTTTTCCCATGCCGGAAGGCGGCGACGGCACCATCGAAATCACCTATCAATACCGAACGCGCAGCGAATTCGGCGAACTGATTGACGCGCTCTACAAGGAAGCCGGGCAGACGCCGCGCGCCGAGGGCGAGGAATTCTCCATGAAAGATTTGATGGAGAAGACGCGGGACAAAAACGCCGATTACCTGCATAAGTGCATCGCGGCGTGGAACCTGGACGTTGACTTGTCCCTTGAATCGTTGCGCCAGTTGGCCGACGAGTTGCCCGCTGCGGCTTCCGCAATCATGGACAAGTACCGCAGCGCCGCGCTGGAGGGTCGCCTGGGAAACTGAAGGCGGCTGCCGCCGGCTTGTATGCGCTCAAGAAGGAAGGCAGCCGGGCCGGCGGTTTCGATCTTGGCGGTTACTACAACGCCGCCGTTCTGGAAGTCTGGCCCGAAAACTGGCCGGCGCATGAAATCTTTTCTCAACTCATGACGCAATGGCACGCCGGGATGGGTGGCAGAACCGGCTTGATCTACCAGAGTGTTTTTGAACTGATCGACCGCAAGGGGTACAAGAATGAAGACTGGTGGCAAGTATTTGAGGACATCCGCGTAATGGAAATCGCCGCGCTTGAGACTATGCGCCAGGACTGAACGCGATGAGCGATAACCACAAGCTCCAGCTTGAGATTGAAGCGAACGCGGGAGACGCACGCCGGGAAATTGCCTCTGTCGGCGATGCCGCCGCGCAGATGGCGCAGAAGGTGCAGCAGGCCGGCGCGCAGGCTGGGCAGGGGATGGATGCCGCTGGCAAGGCCGGCGAACAGGCGGCGGAGAAGTTCACGCGCGCCGAACGCAGCATCGCCAGCGCCATCCAGCGCACCACGGCGGAAATGCGCTCCCTCGGACAAGGCGGGTCTGCAAAGTTTGAAGAACTCATCAGCATTCGCGGCTACGATCCGGCCAAGTTTCGCGGGCTGATCGGCGACCTGCGCTTGGCCGAACAGCAGGCCGAAGCCCTTGCCCGCGCCAACGCCCGCACCGGCCTGTCCGCCAAGGAAATGGCCTTCGCCATGCGTGGCGTGCCGGCGCAATTCACCGACATATTCACTTCCCTCGCATCCGGCCAGCGTCCGCTTACCGTTCTGCTGCAGCAGGGCGGGCAACTGAAGGACATGTTTGGCGGCGTCGGCAATGCGGCCAAGGCTATGGGCGGCTATCTTGTCCGCCTCATCAACCCCTATACCCTGTTGACCGCCGCCGCTGGCGGCCTGGCCGTGGCCTATTACCAGGGCAGCAAAGAGGCGGACGCCTACGCCAAATCACTGATACTCACCGGCAATGCCGCCGGCACGTCTGCCAATGCCCTGGCCGGCATGGCGTCGCAGATCAAGGCTACCGGCGCGGCTACGCAGGGCGCTGCCGCCGAAGCCCTCGCGCTTGCCGCCGGCACCGGCAAGATTTCCGGCGAGAACATCAAGCTCGTTGCCGATGCCGCGCTGCGCATGCAGAAAGTGGCCGGCGTTGCTGTGAAGGAAACCGTCGATCAGTTCGCCGAACTCGGCAAAGCGCCTGTTGCCGCCTCGCTCAAGCTCAACGAGACGACGAATCATCTTACTGAATCCATCTTCCGGCAGATCAAGGCGCTGGAAGAACAGGGCATGACGGTGGAAGCGGCGGCGCTGGCGCAAAAGGCTTATGCGGACGCGCTGACCAGCCGCGCCGGAGAGATCGAACAGAACCTTGGCTACATCGAAAAGTTGTGGAAGGGCGTTGCCAGCGAGGCGAAATCCGCATGGGATGCGATGCTCGGCGTCGGGCGCAAGCAGACCTTGCAGGATCGCATCAAGGAACTGGAAACCGCCCAGGGGCGCGGCTTCTTCACGGCGCATCGCACTACTGAACAGGATGCCGAACTGGCCGCGCTCAAGGCGCAGGTGAAAGCGCAAGACGATGCTGCCGCCGCCAAGGCCAGGGCCAACGAGCAGGAAAAGGCCGGCATTGCCTTGCTGCAGGAACGCGACAAGTATTTGTCCAAGGAAGAGCAGAAGCAGCGGGAATTGCTGAAGTTGACCGCGCAGTATGAAAAATCCGCGCAGACCGGCCAGAACCAGAAAGACTACCTCGCCGCCGTAGCCGGTGTCATGGACAAGTTCACCGAAAAGACGAAAGAAGCGAAGGCCGGCATCAAGGCGGTGAAGGACGAATACGCGGAGCTTATGAACAAGCTTACCGCGCAGGATTCCGGCCTGTCTTCGTCCTTCTGGAAAGACCTTGACACGCTGCACAAGCAATACCTCAAGACGGGCGACATCGACGCCTATCGCCGCGCCGTTGAACTGCTGGTGACGCAGCAGAAGTTCCACCAGGATGCCGTCAAGGCATCGGCGGCGGCTGATGCTGAATGGGCCAAGGCGGCGAACAACGCACAGAGGGAACGCGAAAAGGAAATCGCCTCGATAGAGAAAAAAGCGCAGGCGGCAGAGGACGAAATCCGCTATTACGGGCTGGCAAAGTCGGAGATCGAATCCCTCATCATCTCCCGGCTGGAGGAGCGCCGCGCCATTGCCGCCGGCATTGATGGGCAGGAGGATGTTGTCGCCGGCATCGACCGCGAGATCGAAGCGCGCCGCCGCCTGCGCGACAGCTATCTGAGCCGCGAAATCCTCGACGCCAACAAGAAAGCCGCCGCAGAATCCGCCAAAGCCTGGGAGAACTTCTCCCGCGACATCGAGCAGAGCCTCACCGACGCCCTGATGCGCGGCTTCGAGTCGGGCGAGGGCTTCGGCGAGAACTTCGTCAAGACCCTGCAGAACACGCTCAAGACCGCCGCGCTGAAGATCGCCGTGCAGATGGTGGTGCAGCCGGTGATGGGCAGCGTTGGTCAGGCGCTCGGCTACACGCAGGGCGGCGCCGGCGGCGGCGGTCTGGGGAACATCTTCTCGCTTGCGAACAACTTCACTGGCGGCGGCGGGATGTATGGCAACTTTGCCACCTCTGCCGCCGGCCAATCGCTCGGCCTCTCGGCCCTGGTTCCAGGAATATTCGAAGAGGCCGCCGCGCTTGGAGTCGGCGGTGCTGTGGGGGGCGGCGGTGCCGCTCTGACTGGCCTCGGCACCGCGCTGCCCTACATCGGCATCGGCCTCGGCCTGCTCTCCCTCTTCGGCGGCGACCTCTTCGGCGGCAAGGAAAAGCCCCCCGTCGCCGCGTGGACGCAGTTCCCGCAGGGGTCGAAGGACTGGGGCATTCCGCTCGCAACGCCCTGGGGCGACCTGCGCTTCGCGGGGCAGCATATGGGCGACACCGAGGCCGAGGTCGCCAAGCTGCGCGACGCCTTCGCCCCCATCGCCCAGCGCGACTACGCCATCAGCGGCATGCTGACGGGCGACGAGAACAAGCGCATCGAGCAGAGCATCGCCGGCTATACCACCGGCGAGATGGAGGACTACTCGGAGGCCGCCATGCGCGCGCACTTCGAGAAGCGCCTTGGCCTCGTCTCGGACGCCATCGGCGGCTGGGTAGACGAGATCGCCGATGCCTTCAGCGGCTCGCTGGAGGATTCCTACACCGCCATCGCCACGCTGCTCTCGGTGCGCGGCGTGGAGGGCGCCGAGGAGCTCGCCCGCGCCTTCATCGGCACCTTCGAGACGGCGGCGGGGGAAGCCATCGTGCAGGCGCAGTCCGGCACGTTCATGGATTCGTACATCAACAACCTCAACGCCGGCGGTGCTGGCGGCGACACGGTCGTCTCCGCGCTCTCCCGCGACGGCGAATCGCTGGCCGATACCTTCACCCGGCTGATCTCCGACCTCGTCGCGGTGCGCGACGCCTTCGACCTGATGGGCCGCGCGGCGCTGGATTTCAGCCTCGACGCCGCCGTGCTGGCCACCGACATCGCCGACGCCTTCGGCGGGCGCGAAGCCTTCGGCCAGCAGTTCGCCGCGTACTACCAGGAATTCTACAGCGAGGCCGAGCGCCTCGCCGCGCATACGGAGAACGTCGCCGAAGCCTTCGGCGATCTCGGCTTGAGCATGCCGGACACGCATGATGCCTTCCGCGCCATCATCGACGGGCTCGACCTGACGACTGAAGCCGGGCAGGAGTTGTTCGCCGGCCTGTTGAAGCTGGCCCCCGCCTTCGACGTGGTGGCCGACGCCGCCGCCGCCCAGGCCGACGCCGCCGCCGCCCAGGCCGCCACCATGCGCGGCCTGTCGATCCAGTGGGCCGAGGCCTATGGCCGGCCAGACTGGGCCAAGGAGATGCGGCGCCAGGACGTGCGCGCCTCGATCACCGACCAAGACCAGCTCGACCTGCAGAACGCCGTCTGGCGGCGTCAGGACATGGCCGCCCGGCGCGAGCTGGAGATTCAGCTCATGGAGGCGCAGGGCGACGAGACCGGCGCCACCGCCGCCCGTCGTGCCCTGGAACTGGAAGGCACCGACGAGGCGCTGCGTTCGCTGAAGGAACAGATATGGGCCGCCGAGGATGCCCGCGCCGCCGCCGAGGAAGCCGCCCGGTTGCAGGCCGAAGCCGCCGAAGCCGCCCGCCGCGCCGCCGAGGAAGCCGCCCGGTTGCAGGCCGAAGCCGCCGAAGCCGCCCGCCGCGCCGCCGAGGAACAGGCCCGCGCGCAGAAGGAACTGCGCGACGGATGGCAGCGCGTGGCCGATTCGATCTGGGACACCATGCGCCGCCTGCGCGGCGACATCCTCGGGCCGGAGCAGACCTTCGCCCGCGCGCAGTCCGAATTCGCCATCGCCACCGCGCAGGCCCGCGCCGGCAACCAGGACGCCGCCGGGCAACTGCCCACGCTCGCGCAGGCGGTGGTCGAACTGGGCAAATCGCAAGCCTCGACCGCCGTCGAGCAGGCGCTGCTCACCGCCCGCACCCTGGCCAGCCTCGACCGCACCGTCCAGGGCCTCGCGCAGACCTTCGGGCTGGAGGTGCCGGCCTACGCGGCTGGCAGCAGCTTCATCCCGCGCGACACACTGGCCCTGGTGCACGAGGGAGAACGCATCATCCCGGCCGCCGACAACCGCGCCCTGATCCAGGCGCTCGGCAGCGGCGACATAGCCGCCGAGCTGCGCGCCCTGCGTGCGGAAGGCGCGCTGCTGCGCCAGGAAGTCGCGCTGCTGCGCCAGGCGAACAGCGCGGAGAACAGCGCCATCGCCAACCATGCCCGGACGGCGGCGGACGTGCTCGACTCCTCCGCCCGAGGCGGGCGCAGCCTCTACACGAGGACGACAGCATGAAATTCCTCGGCCCGATCGCCGTCACCGACGCGCAGCTCACCGCCAGCAGCGTGGTCGAGACGCCGCCCGCCGCCTACAACGCCGGGACGACCTACGCGCTGGACGACGAATGCTCGACCGGCACCGTCGGCGGCGTCATCACCGCCTGGCGCTCGCTGCAGAACTCGAACACCGGCAACACACCGGCCAGCTCGCCGACCTGGTGGGAGAACATCGGCACGACATACTCGGCATATGCCGGCGGCACCACCTACGCCGCCGACGACATCGTGTTGTCCGCCACCACGCACCGCATCTACCAGAGCGTGCAGGGCGCCAACACCGGCCACGACCCGACCACGGACGACGGCACCCGGTGGCTCGACATCGGCCCGACGAACCGCTGGGCCTGCTTCGACCGGGCGGTCGGCACCATCACCAGTGCGCCGTCGCCGATCGTCGTCACGCTCACCCCGGCCGAGACCGTCAACGGCCTCGCGCTGCTCGATCTGGTCGCCACCAGCGTCCAGGTCGAAGTCGACTCCGGCGGCCCGATCTACGACGAGACCTACGAGATGGAAGACCGCCGCCTGTGCCTGGGCTGGTGGGAATACTTTTTCATGCCGCTCGATCCGCAGACCTCGCTGGTGGTGGACGACCTGCCGCCGACCGGGGCGATCACCATCACCATCAACGCGGGCGAAAATGCCGCCGTCGGCACGCTCGCCATCGGCCGCATCGTCGCCATCGGCGACACCCTGCGCGCGCCGGAGATCGGCATCAAGGACTACAGTGTCAAATCGACCGACGCCTACGGCGTCACCACCGTCACCGAGCGCGGCTACGCCAAGACCGCGCGCTATAACGTGCTGCTCGACGGCCACCGCGTCGACGCCGTCGCCCGCCTGCTGGCCGGGGTGCGCGCCACGCCCGTCGTCTGGATCGGAGACGACCGCTACGGTTACGACTCGCTGTTGATCTACGGTTTCTACGCCGACTTCGGCGTCGTCATCGCCTACCCCTCGTTTTCGGAATGCCGCCTCACCGTTGAAGGACTCTCGACATGACTACCATTTCCGCACTGCCCGACGCGCCGAACCCCCTCACGGATTCTCAGTCGAGTTATAACAGCAAGGCGCTCGCCTTCACCCAGGCGCTGCCGACGCTCGTCACCGAGATCAACACCGTGGCGGGCGAGGTCAATACCGCCAAGACCGGCGCGGAGACCGCCGAGACGAATGCCGAGGCCGCCCAGGCCGCCGCCGAAGCCGCCGCGCTGCAGGCGCAGGCCGCCGCGAACGTCGACGAATGGGTCTCCGGCACCAGCTACACCGAAGGCGACTGCGTCTGGTCTCCGACCGACCGTCAGACCTACCGCCGCAAAGTGACCGGCGGCGGCACCACCGACCCGAGCGCGGACTCGACGAATTGGCAGATCATCACCAGCAACGGTCGCCCAGCGTGGTTGCTTAAAACCACCACCTACACCGCGGCTGCCAACGAGGCGATCATGGTCGACACCTCCGGTGGCGCATGGACGCTAACGCTTCCCGCCTCGCCCTCTGCTAATGATGTTGTGCATGTTGCCGACTACGCCGGGACGTTTGCTACCTACAACCTCACGGTAGCACGCAATAGCCAAAAGATCATGGGGCTCTCCGAGGATATGACGGTTTCGGACAACAACGCCGCATTTACGCTTACCTACATTGACGCAACGAAAGGATGGACGATCCTATGAGCAACCTCTCTCAATTTTTCGGTGGCGGCAGCGTACCGATCGGCGGCCTCGTCGTCATGCCTGACGCCCGCACTAACCCCAGCATAGGCGGCCGTGAATATCTGCGCGCCGGCAGCATTAAGACCTACGCTGCGGACTACGCCGATGTCATTGTCGACGCGCCGCAATTGCGCGTTTTTGGCATCGACGCCACGTCCTTGAAAGCCGCTGCGGGCGATGCTAGAAGGACGACCTACTATCGCATCGGCACGAACTACGTGTCCGTCTCGGCGAATTTGAACAATGGCATTTATTATTCGACCGATCTCGTCAATTGGTCAAACGTCACCGGCACCGGGACACCGTCAACTCCCTGTGGCAAGCGTTTCGCCGTGAATGGCGCCAGCTACCTCGTCGTGCCTGTGGCGGCGAACACCGCGCATCAATATTCGGCCAACGGCAGCACGTTCTCTGCGGTCGGAGGCACCTTCACCACCCACCCGATAAGCAGTGCCGTCGCTTATGGCAATTCGTGGTGGGTGGCGCTGCACGACCTCGCCGGAACGGCAGGCGGACGCAGCACCATCAACAACGCGAATCCGTCCGGCGCCTGGACGGTGGCGGCGTCGCCGAGCCTGGGCGGCACGTCCGGCAGTGGAGGGGTGAAGGCCATCGCCTTCGGCGGCGCGTCGAACTGGTTCGTGGCGGCGGGTGGCAGTGCCAGCGCTACGGCGGGAAAGCTCGCCACCTGCACCGATCCTTCGGCGACGTGGACTGACCGCACCAGCGGCAGCGGCATAACCTTCGATGCTACATCCATCATCACCGATCTGATTTTCGACGGCACGTATTTTGTTGCTGTGGTCGATGCCCTTTACGTATGGCGGACTACCGATCCGACCGGGGTATGGACGTACATGGGCGTGCTGCCGATAGATACCTTCGCCACCGATTATGTCGGCGTTGCCAATGCTGGGTACGCATTCACCCAATTATCCACCGACGGTGCCGGCAAAATCGTCGCGGCCTGCGGCGGGGTCGGAAACCGATACCTCGCGCTTTATAGCGGCGACAGTGGAGCGACGTGGAGTCCGTTTCAGGTCTATGCGAAATCTGCGCACAGTGCCGCCACAGATTACAACGCCGTTTCCCATGCCAATTCCAAGTGGCTCGCCAACTATTCCGGAGCGATCAAGGCCAACGTAGACCTCGGTGGCGATCTTGCTGGCACGCCGAACTACGTCGGCATCCAGAAGCAGGCCGCACAGGGCTTTTACGTGAGGATCAAATGACCATCATTCACATCGATCAAACCCAACAAAAGCGCCTCCTGACCCGCCTCGCCTTCCGCAACCGCTTTACGCCGGCCGAGAAGGTGGCGCTCTACACCGCCGCCGAATCGAGCGTGCAGATCAAGATTTACCTCGACGATCTCGCCGCGGCGACTTTTGTCGACCCGGAACGCCCCGACACCATCGCCGGCGTGCAGGCGCTGGAAGCAGCGACCATCATCGGGCCGGGGAGGGCAGCGGAGATTCTGACAGCGCCGGTCACAGACGAAGAGATGTGGGTGGGATGATCGACCTGCGCGCTTACTTCCCCGAAGAAGCCACCGTCACTCTGGCGAACAAGTGGGGTGGCGCGTCGGCGCGCTATGACTTCCGTCACAATCATCCGGGTTATGAGCCGCTTTACCGCCTTTTCCTGAACGTCCAACGGCCTGGCGCGCACTGCGTGTGGGCAAAGCATTACATGATCGACGGCGCTTGGCGCAACCAGACCAACGCGGTGCTGTTCATGGGCGACGACAAGAGCGTCATCGAGGTGGGCGACTGGACTGTCTCGACCACGCCGTATAAATGCGACACGGTATTTGGCTATCGAGACGACGCAGGCAAGCCGGTCGGCCTCGTCTGGTCTCCACCTGGCGGTCTGGAGATTGGCGCGGTGCACACCGCCGAGATGAATTGCTGGCGGCAGAAAACGCCCGGCACGGCGTACAAGGACAACGGCTCGGATGCCTATAGCCGCGGCGGGCTGATCGAGCACCTGCCGCGCTACACGCCGCCCTACGGCCGGCGCGGCGGCAAGTGGGGTGCTGGCCTCGGCAAGGAGTATCAGGACGTGGTGCATCTTGTCATGTACCACGGCACGCGCAGCCCAGGATGGGAACCTGTGCGTTGCACGCCGCCGCTGGTGGCCGACGGGGTGTATTACCAGCCGTACAAGGACTTCAACAGCTACGCCATCGAGCTGTACATGGCGCGAGGCGTCGGCATCATCCAGCAGAGCACGCCGTTCGTCGAGGCGGGCAAGTATTTCGGCTGCGCCGATTGCAGCGGCAATATATTCAGCGACGATCCGCACGCATGGATGATTTTTATCGACAAGGGGGCAGCAGCGTGAACACAAAAATCAAGCACGGCCTGTACCAACTGGCTATTGCGCTCGACCAGCTACTTAACGTGGCGCTGAACCCGCTCTCGCTGGAATCGTGGGCCGACGAAACCATGTCGTCGCGCTGCTGGCGGCAGCGGCACCGGTATCCGTACAAGGCGTACCGTGCGCTCATCGACTTGTTATTTTACCTGCCACAGGGTCCGAATCACTGCGAAAACGCCTTCCGCAAGGAACGCGAAGGGCGGCATCTGCCGCCGGAGTTGCGGACATAGGAGACCAGGATGATCGGAGAACGCCGGGCGCGCACCCTCACCGATGAAGACATCGAAGCGCTGACCGCCGCCATGCACGGCGGCATGTCGGCGGAAGAGCATGCCGATCATCATCAGACCTTCAAGGCGTGGATCGAGCGCGAGAACCGCAAGGCCGAGTTCCGCGACAAGGTCAAGGCGCAGGTCGGCGGCTGGGGCGTCGTCACCGCGCTGACCGCGGTCGGCTACGCCGCCTGGGAGGGTTTTTTGCGCATTCTCAAAATGAAAGGAGGTAGCTGATGAAACGCTTCCGCATGGACGGCTGGGCCTACGTCGCGCTGGCCCTCTGCCTGGGGGTGGCTCTGCTGGCGCCGCAGCAGATCGGTGTCACCGCATACAAGCTGCTGCTGCTCGCCGCCGGCGGCGTGGTCGGCTACTGGCTCGACCGCTCGATCTTCTACTATGCGCGCCCGGACGACCTTTCCGTAATCGACAACGACAGCAGGTTTTGCTTCGCCATGCAGCGACGCGCGCTGATCGTGGCCGCTTGCGTGCTGGGGGTGAGCCTCGGTGCGTGACGACTGGGAGCCCTCCTGGCCGGTCGCGCTCTGCATCTGGGCGTTGCTGATCCTGTGCCTGTGGTCGTCCGGCGCAACGGCCCAGGAGCAGTACCGCCGCGATCTCACGCGCAGCGCCCGGCTGGTGTGGGGGCTCGATGCCCCCGTCGCCACCATGGCCGCGCAGATCCACCAGGAGAGCGGCTGGCGGCCGGACGCCCGCAGCCGCGTCGGCGCAACGGGCATGGCCCAGTTCATGCCGGCGACGGCGCGGTGGATCTGCGGGGCATATTCTGACCTCCCGCCGGGCTGCGACACGCTGTCGCCGGCATGGGCCATGCGCGCCCTGGCCACCTACGACCGCCACCTCTACGACCGCCTCGCCATCGCCGGCGGCGAGTGCAACCGCTGGTGGGCGACCCTGCGCAGCTACAACGGCGGACTCGGCCACTGGCTCAAGGAGGCCCGCCTGGCCGCCAGCCCTGCGGACAGGGAAGCGGTGAACTCCGCGTGCGGCCGGGCGAGCCGCCACGTCAAGCACTGCGCGGAAAACCTCGGCTACCCCGAGCGCATCGTCCGCCGCCATCAACCGAAATATGAGCATTGGGGGAGAGGCGTATGCCGTCAATCATAAATCCCTGGATCCTCCTCGGCCTGTTCGCCGCCCTGGCCCTCTCCGCCGCGTCCGGCTGGCGTCTGCGCGGCGATCATGAGGCCGCCAGGCTGCACGCCCAGGCCGTGGCCTACGCCGAGGAGATCCAGCGCCGCCAGACCGCCGCCGACACCCTCGCCGCCGATCTGTCCGCCGAGCGCGAGAAGCGCATCCCCAAGGCCCGCACCATCATCAAGGAGGTCGTTCGTTATGAAACCATCGTCCCTGCCGCTCGCCGTTGCGATCTCGATGGCGCTTGGCGCCTGCTCCACGACGCAGCAGCGACCGGCGAACCCGCCGACCCCGCCCGCCTGGCTGCTGGAGACGCCGAACGAGTTGCGGACGCTGCCGCCCTCGAAACCGTCGCCGAAAACTACGCCGACTGCCGGGAGTGGCGTGCCGGCCTGATCGGCTGGCAGCGGTGGTGGCGGGCGGTCTCCGGGCTGCGCAGCCCGGCGGCGTGATCGAGGTAGAGTTCCATGATGCCGGCGAGCGGCGGGTCGCCTGGGATGACTGGCACGCGAGCGCGGCCGAGCGCGGCGCGCATATCTGCCTCTAGCTGCTTGGCAGCACCCTTAGATGCACCCGCCGGCAGGCGGCGGTGAATTCGGCGCCCGCCGGCCATGATGCCGACGTGCAGCCGCCCGTCTTCGTCAGTCCAGATCGACAATTCGCCCTCAGCCAGCCTTTGACCTCGGCCAGATTGTACCTCTTCGCGCGGCGGCCGACCGGGGTGTAGGGCAGGCCGTCCAATTCCAGCCGGCGCACGGTGGATTCGGAGATCCCGAGCGCGGCACAGAGCTGCTGGCGGGTGATGTCGCTCATGCGCCTCTCCAGTGGTTCGCCAGCCCGCGCGCCCAGGCGCCGGTGTAGAACACGGCCAAGGCGAACATGCCCCATTGCGCCGCCTGCCAGGTCTCCCACAGCCACAGCGGCTGGCTGGCCAGCCCCAAGGCCCAGCCGAGGCAGGCGTGCCGGCTGCGGCCGGAGACGAGCCACATGGCGGCGGCGGAGAGGATGAGGAGGGCGGCCTGGGTCATGCTGCCTCCAGGGTGAGGCGCATGCGCTGGTATTTCAGCATGAGCGCCATTGCGGCAGTCCAAGACGGAGTAGTCATGTCCAATATTCCGTTTACTTGACGTTTTGTCCGCTACTTCACGTTAGGCGTCTTCTTGTACGGCTCTATTTGATTGTCCGGGAAGTGGTAGTTCCAAGCGGAAAATACCTCTACACATCCCGCAAGCATTGCCGATTGCACGACGTTCCGAAGTGCAGCAATTTCCAGCGTAAGCTTTTCTTCTTTACCGCAGCAGAAAGTAAGTCCAGCCGCTACCGACTCAACGCTTGCTGGCTCTTTGGCGTAAAGTGGGACTAACGTCCCTTCGTCGAATGCGTCATCCGGTGGGCGAACTCGGCTGAAGCCGTCCCATTCGCCGTTAATCTTGTAATGCCACCAGTCCGGCGTAGGCATCAAGCCTAACCCGCCGGTCAACGAGGACTCGCCGCAATCCGCCTTCGTTTCTGCGCTGTCGTTGTTCATTGCTAGTCTCCTTCTTTGGCCGCGCCACCAGCGGCGAGCCTGTTACCTTGCACGTTAGCCGGCATGTCCGTACTGCTCCATAGCCCTCATTGCCTTGTCCGTCGCCGGCCCGAGGTCGGCCAGAATCTCTCTGGTCGGCCTGCTTCCGCCGATGTCCTCCGCTGCGCGATCCACCGCGACGCAAAGCTCGTCTGCGTACTTAATCACATCCCTGAAATCTTCCACGGGAACCACATCGGCCAGCATGTGCGAAATCATGGCCCGCGCCTGGTCTGCCGTCAGCAGGTTAGTTCCAATCGGCCACCACGAATTGCCGAGTTCGTCGCCCTCGTATGGCTCCGTCGGCTTGAACGAAATTCCAGCGTCCGGGGCGAAGTCCTTTGGCAGCTTCCAACCAAGGAAGCGGTTCACCATCTGGTCAATCTGCTTTTTGTTCATGTCAGTCTCCATAGTTAAAGTTGCCGGCTAACCCGGCATTCCAGAGGGAGCCTTCGCCGCAAGCGGCTCGGCCCCCTGAATTTGGTCGTTAGCAGGCACGCCCCATTGCGCCGCCATCGCATCAGCAACGCCCTGGTATGTCCTGCTCCGCTCCTTCCATCGGTCGGGGCTTGGCGGCATCCGATGCACCCGCGCCTCGCGCCCTTCAACCACATTCGTCGGCGTCAGCTTCGGTAGTCCTTTCAGCCACAGGCATGTCGCTTTCGTTTCCCCATGCCCGAACTGCCACGGCTGAATGATCTGGTCAGGTTTGCGAATGCGGCTTGAAATAACGCTTATCGGATTTTCAATCGCAATCATGGAGATTGGCGCATCCATCAGCGTCTGCACAAATGCCAGCGCTTCGGCCTGTTCCTTCACCTTGTCCTTAAACCAGCGGCTACCGCTTACGGCCAGGTGCGTGCATGGCGGGTGTGCAATCATCAAGTCCCATCCCATGTGCAGCAACTCCGCCACGTCGCCCATGTGGTGCGGCCCTTCAACCTCTGTCGGCAACAGGTCGCAACTCATCGCCTCATGCCCGAGCGCACGGAACGCATCCCGCACTCTGCCGCTGTACTCGCATGCCACTAATACCCGCATCCCTGCTAACCCTCCGTTCGTTCGGACGCTACGCCTGCGGCTTCGCGCCGCACAACTTGAGCGTTGTCCGGACGCCCACCGGGCATCCGGACA